CGTAGCTGGGCAGTAACAGCGATTGAAACGCGTCATCTGATTGAAGTGGACGTGCTCATCATTGAAGATTCAGACCCTGAGACTGGGCCAAGTGCAGCACACAATATCGTGCATACTTACATTGGACAGGTTACAGGCGGCCAGTGGGATAACGTATCCTTGAATTTAGAACTCAGTTCAGTGCTAGACGCTGTTGGAACGGATATTCCAAGAAGAGCACTGACACGCAAGATTGTGGGGAATCTACCAATCAGCAACAATGTCAGATTGCAGTGATCTAATTGGGATGCCGTATCGGTTTGGTGCCGATGGCAGTGATGGCTATATCGACTGCATCCACCTGTGCTACGAGGTACTGGAGCGGCTGAACATCGACGCCCCACCGTTTAAGCAATCCTGGTATGAGGCGAGTAAGTGGGCAATCTGCCGTGACTTGATGCGTTGGGGTGACCGCGTAAAAAAGCCAGAGTATGATGGGGATATCTTGTTGTTGCCAGAGCGGTCTTGGACATTCGCAGTCATGTGGCAAATGGGAATTATGTACGTCCAGCCGCATGCGCAAAAGGTGCAGTGGTCTTCGGCCCAACTGTTTACGACGTACCACTGCTTCCGTACGAGAAACAGTTAATACAGACGATTGGGATTACAGAGGAAGAATATAAGAGATTTGCTGCTGAGGCGAGAAGACGAGGTGCCGTAAGGCCAGCGGAATATGACCATATTCCTGACGTAGTAAATGCAGTAGCTCCTGTTGCGGCGACAGTTGTTGTCGGAGCAGCAGCAGCCAAAAGCGCAACAACAGTAATCCTCACAAATTTAGCGATTGGCTTTGTGCTGACGGGTGTTTCTTACCTGCTGACACCAAAGCCTAAGATGCCTAGCGCGGCACGAAAAGGCGGCTCTATTGATCTTGAAGGCTTTACTGGGCCATCACGGTTTACGCCATCAAGAGGCTTTGAAACGCTGGCAGATATTGCTGATTATGCCTCACCAATACCGATTGTATTTGGGCTATACGATAGTTCTGACAAGGTTGGCGGGATGCTTGTTACACCAAAAATGGTGTGGTCGCGTATGTTCAGCTATGGAGCGCATCAACAGGCAAAGATGTTATTTGTGGTTGCGGAGCAGGGCTTAGTCAACAATGCGGGCAATAGCGGTATTGATAAGCCAGATCTGGAAGGTATTTTCTTGGGTAACAATGCTTTGGACCAAGTATTCAGTGATCAGTTTGCTTTTTATTGGAGGCAAGACACAGAAGACGGTGTGAAACGTATTATCGGAGATGACAAGAGGTACGGCACAAAAGGTTCGTTTGCTAGCGGTGATCCGGATGGACCTAAGGGCAATGAAGAAGTATTTTTGTGTCCAACCAGAGCTGTTGTCAAAGATACAGGCTTTTGCCACGCGTTTTCGCCCGTAAATAATACAGAGTTTGGTGTTTATGGAGCGATTGCGAACGGGAATGCTTACCGTTTAAATTATCAAGCCATTGCCATATTAAAGGGTGCAACAAACGAAGGCCAAAAGCAACAGATCGCTGAACGGATCAAAATTATTGGCGACCAAAATTTTGGCAGAGATAATGGCATTGATTACAATGGAGAAAACATGAAGAAAAGGGTAGAAAAAGATAAAGTAACAGCAGAAGGGAAGGGCAGAAACTACAGCCCGAGAATGGGTTTATTTAAGTTGAAGCGTAAAAATGGAAGCGAAGACCAAACGAATAGCGACAAGCTGAGAAAAGTTGTAACAGTTGAAGAAGGAGATAAAGTAGTATTTTTAATCTCTGAATCATCTATTGATAAAAATTTGTATAGACGTGGCGGCAGAGGTCCTGGTGTGGACGACATTAACAGCACTGTTCGATCTATGCAATTTGCCGCTGATGAAGCAATGCAACTTGGTGAATTATTTTCCATTGGCGGTACTGTTTGGAAAGTAACAAAAAGATCATCACCACGCTTTGAGCCTGACATAATAGTTGATCAAGATAATACAGAAAAAGATGAAAGAAGCCAATTCATTACATTAGAATGTATTGACACAAGCACCTGCGTTGGCACTCCGCAAATCGGGCTTGTAAATAAAGAACTTGTTATTGAGCCCAATAATGAAGACAGAAAAGGTTACATTGACGACAACCCTGAACCAGGTACAGATAAAGGCGGAAACGTTGGCGAGAGTTTTTTCCCGATTACAAAAGTTTCTTTTGCAACGCTTAGAAATAATCGGCCTGCAGCAGTTATAGAGCTTGGCATTAAAAGCAACGTATTCCAAACCCTGAGGGGTCTCTGCGCTTTTGGTGGCGTCCCTTCTCCAGAAGAAATTAAGGCGCTTGGCAAAGACAATGTCGCTATCAATAATGCAACATATACTGGTTCAATTACTAGGTCTTCTGTATTCAGGATCTTTGTTAGAAAAGCTGGGCAAGAAGATGAAGGCAAAGGATTTACATTTGCGCCTTTACCTCAGTTTTTTGTCGTCAGGGGAAGCAAGCCTGTTGCTCAATACAACTCAATACGAATCATACAATCGTCAGACAAAACGCCCAAAGAACTTGAATTTAAGTTTGTAGCAGTGCCGGGATCAGAGCTGAGGCTTTTTGCCGAGGATTTTGAATTCTGTGAATTAAACAACGAGTACGACGGCGAAGATTCTTTAAGAACAGAGAATGTACGGTTGCCTGGCCTTGGAGAAATGAAAGTTGCATACAAGGGCAAAAAAGTGCCAAAATTATTAATAACCAGCAATAAAGAGTTTTTTAGGGGTGAGCAAATAATTCTTGGGACTACCACAATAAACAAGCCAACTTCTATTGAAAGAGGACAGGAACTTCCTGGCCCTGAATCTGGAACGCAAGTGGAGGCGATACAACGCATTCGGAATATCGGCAGCCTTGACACTGATGACGACAAATCTGCTCCTGGCAAGAATGGAGCGTTTTCACATGCGATAGCAGGTAGCGCTGACAATGGCCTGTATTTTCAAACGCCTGTAGGAGGAACTACGCCTACAATCAGGACGCGAGAATTTTTTGACAATAACAAATGGATTGTTATTGATTGGACTTTTAGAAAAATAGAATTAAGCACAAGCAGTTATGCGCGCAGTCAGAACAATGCTCAACATGCTTGGGTGCCACACACGGCAAATGTGGTTGGCAGTTCGCGTGGTTTTGCTGTAGGGGATGTGGTGACGATTAAGCGTGGAGAAGGTGGAACAAATGTTTACGGAGGCGATCCAAATCCTTACCCAAACACCAATCCATTCAAGCAAAACAATCCAGGTGGAACGACTGCCCCAGGAGGAAATCTACTTTTCTCGGGCCGTGATGTGCAAATCACAAACGTCAGCGACGTTGAAGTTTTAGGTGGTCGCACACAAGGTTATCTCTACGAGCTTTTCGGTAACGCTGAGAACCTTAATGTTGAAAGTGTTTCAAATCCAAAAGTAGTAACCTTCACTAAAGGAGCAAAATCTATAAAAATTCAATTTCAATCTAAAGTACAACAGCTTAACGAAAATTTCTCCGGTCAGCGCAAGGGATGGACTCGCCCAACAATGACTGTTGTTCAGGATTCGGATACTACGAACAACTGGGAGGCTGGAGATACTTTTGATCATCTTGTGACTCCAAGTGCAGAAAACAATCCATTCCATAACAAATACGGCAAAGTTGGCTTTAGATATAGAATAGGGTCTGTAAATGTAGTAAAAACAGCAACCGTAGAGCGAGGTGCAGAAGGGTTTGTGACAACTTCCCAGCTTTCTGACTTAAGTCTTTATAGAGAACTTGTTGAAAAGTCAAACAGTAGTGCACCCGAGCATGAAATTGTATATGTCAACGAAATACTTGAAAACGAAACAGTTCCTAATTTTTTCAATTTAACGCAGGCTGGATTATCTTTGCGGGCATCACGTAATTTTACACAACTAGATCAATTACGTTGCTGGATCGGTAGGGGCACCAGAGTTAAACGATTGCATCCAGATCGTGAACAGTGCTATGGCGATTCAAAAGAAATTGGTTCTAGTAATCTGTTTACTGATTTAGTCTTTTATTTACTGACGGACCAAATTGCTGGAGCGGGCGGATTGCTTGGCATGAAAGCCAATGATGCCCCGCTGGTTGACTTAGATCAAATGATTGAAACCACGCGGTTTATCAAAAGACAGAAGCTTTACTTTAATGGTCCAATAACGGACAGAACAAATTTAAGGCAATTTATCACGGATCTAGCGCCAAACTTTTTGTGCAATTTTATCGTATCTGACGGTAAGTTTGCATTGAAGCCTGCTATCCCTTACAACCCTAAGAGCGGTTTAATTAACCTTGGGCCAGTGCAGGTTGAGCAGCTATTTACATCAGGCAACATTTTAGAGGATACCTTCAAGGTTGAGTATTTAAGATCTGAGGAGCGCCGTCAGTTCAAGGCTATTGTTCGATACAGACACGAACAGCCTAACAAGCTGCCTGAAGAGCGTTCAGTTGAGGTTGTTCTTAAAGGAGAAATTTCGGACGACAGAACTGTTGACTTACTACCTCAAGAGCAATTTGATTTGACGCAATTTTGCACATCCGAGGATCATGCCGTGAAGGTCGCTAAATACTTTATTGCCTTGAGGAAACTTGTTACTCACACCATTAACTTTTCAACAACACTTGAAGGCTTAAATATCGTTGCAGGGTCTTATATCAAAGTTGTGACAGAAGCTAGCCCATATAACCCAGCTAACAATGGAACGATTAGCAGCTCTGGAGTTATTACTAGCGTAGAGGACTTGGCGGATGGGCAATATCAGGTTTCATATTTCCACACTGGATCCAATGATGTCGAGGATGGCTTAATGACCGTCAGCAATGGACGAGTGGGAGACCCTTTGTTTCATGATTCCGTGTTTACTCTTAGAAACGATACTGTTTCTAGAAACATCTATGTTGTTGAACAACTGACCTTCTCAGATCAAGGAACAGTTGATATTGTGGCATCAGAGCATCCCTGCGATGATGACGACAGGAGCGAGCTAGCATCCTTAGTAACGTCTGATAGTTTCCGAATCTTCTAATGCCTTTCCCCAATCTTGTTCCTACTGCACGAACGTTTGAATCTGGAGACTATCCAGTCAAGACGTTTAAGGCGCAGAATGGTGCTGAGACACGGATTCTGTACGGCAGCAATCGCACGAATATGAAGCTGTCGCTGACATATGCAAATATCTTTGATGCTGACGCAGAGCAATTCTTAGATCATTACGACGAGGTTCAAGGCACCTTTCAGACCTTTAGCATTGGCGACAGCGATTTTGCGCGTGGTGGCTGGGAAGGTACTCCAAGCGCCTTAGGGCCAAAAGCTTCAGACAACAAATACAGATACGAGAGCCCGCCACAGGTTGTGCAGGTGCGTCCTGGAGTCAGCAGTGTTACAGTGAACCTGATTGGTGTGCTCTGATGTCTTACTACACCGGAAGACATGGAAGCCTATTGCTTGATGGCAACACGATTGCTCAAGTACAGAACTGGTCAGTCAGTTCATCTGTATCTTTGTTGAGCATCAAGACGCTTGCAGAAACTGATGATCGCTTTATTGCCGATGGTCGCACAACCACTGGCAGTTGTCGTGTGCTTTATTATCAAGAAACGCCAGGCATAAAAGGCAGCAACAATGCTAGTACATTTATCAATAAAGTAATTAAGGCAAGGGAAGTAGGCGGAGACTTTTATCAAGGCGCTACGCTTGCACAAGGCCCTGATGGCACGAATCGATCTAGTTTAAGGTTGAAAATTGATGATGGAACGGATGACGGACTTTATATTGAAATGCGTGTAATTATAACGAACATTACAATGACAATGGCAGTTGGTGAGGTTTTGGCTGCTGATATTACGTTCCAGTCTCATGGAGCACCACAGTTCGTCAACATCTAATGAGCGTTTATCTTGGCACGTTTGGGAAGGTTGAGCTCAAGCGTAAGCTTGACGGCAGGCTTGTTGGCAAGATCAATGGCAACGACGTAAACACAGCCGAAAAACGATTTAGCTTTGATTTTGACCAAGGCCAGTTGATAACAGGAGACAGAATAACAATTAAAGAAATTGACGGCAATGCGTTAGATTTTATTAGTAGTTACACAGATTCAAGTGTTACTAAATACATAAATGTTGACGAGGTCGGTGGCATAAGACTTTACAACAGCTTTGCAAATGCAGTGAATGGCGGCACAGCAAATGCTACGGCGTTAAGCACAGGCAGCAATCTCAATGTTCAAGTGACCATTGAAAACAAACGCCGCCTGTTGGCGCAGGTCAGCAGTTATGAAATTAACACTGAGCGCGAAAGTGTAGACACAACTGTGTTGTCAGATAACTTCCGGCAACGAATCAGCTCTTTGATCTCTGGGTCGGGTCGTTTCAGTGCGTTTTGGGAATACGCTGGGGATGACAGCAGTGAGCTTCCAAATTATTTATTGCAACTAATTCTACGGACAAAAGTTGGCAGTAATTTTGCCGCACGTTTGTATATTAAAGACAGCAACTATAATCCAAGTGGTGTTGCTATAAGAAACAATGACCAGCTTTATTACAAGGTTGAAGGTATAATTACTGCTGCTGCTGTGCAGTTTTCCCCCAGCGACGCAGTTCAGATTACGGCAGATTTTATTACTACAGGTCCGGTTGAGCTAAAAGTTGATCTTGAAGTGCCGTTTGCTTTGACGCAAGAAGATGGCGGCAAACTTCTTGAAGATGATAGCTCTCAGGAGATTGGCATTGTCGGTTCTGGCACAAGCTAGTAACCGCTTGCTAAGCTAGGCCAAGACAATCCTAGCGCAACATAGCTTAGGAGCTTCAAATCATGGCTGACCTAAAAATAAGTGAGCTAGAAGCTCTTGCTGGGGCGGACCTTGCTAGTAACGACCTGCTGGCTACTGTTGACACCAGTGCTAGCGAAACAAAGAAACTAACGATCAGCGATTTGATCGCTAACGGCGTCACACTAATCAGTGATGACACGATTCCTGGTGCAAAGATTCTTTTTTCTGCTGGTGATATTGCTACAGCAGATATTTCTGATTTGGCGGTTACTGCGGCAAAAATTGCTGACAACGGTGTTACAGCCGCAAAACTTGCAGACGAATCAACAGTTGACCTAGTTACAACGCTACCGGCCTCTGGAGCATTTACGGGGCAGCTTGCTTTAGATACTGACGACAATAAGCTGTACGTTTGGAACGGAAGTGCATGGGCCAGCCTGCTAGCCGCTGGTTCAATCAATACCATCACTGGTAGTACAGTTGGTGTTGTTGACATTGTTGCTACTACCACTGGTGACAGCGTTGCGATTTCTGCAAGTGTCAACGACTCTTCTGCCGCTAATCAATTTCTCGCTGGGCCTACAAGTGCCGGTGGTGCGCTTGCATATCGAACGATTGATGGAAGCGATCTGCCGGTCGCCACGACAAGTGCAAAAGGTGGTGTGGTTGTTAATGCGGAAGGTCTCCGCATGGATTCAAACACGATTGAAATTGACAATGACGTAACTGCTAGTTCAACGCATCATGTCGTTACGTATAACGCAAAGGGTCTTGTTACTGGCGGTCGCGTGCTGGCTGCAGCAGATTTACCGGCTGCGACTGCTGCTGCAAAAGGTGCAATCATTCCTGGAACTGGATTATCAGTTGATGCGGCTGGGAACCTTGACCACAGCAATACAGCGACAACAGGTACGTTTACCAAGGTTACGATCGATGCACAGGGGCACGTCACGACTGGTGCGACATTAGTTGCGGATGATGTTCCAGTTCTCTT